GATGCCACTACAAGATGCGGTAATTGGAGATACGGTCCAGTACCGCAATGCAAAAGGACAGATGCGTAACGTGACGGTACGTGGTACACAGCCTGCGCTGCCTGCGCCTGGCGAGTGGTCGGTTGCCAACAACGCTGCGGGCGGTACGTTGGGTATCGCCACCTACAGCTACCGGATCACACGCGTAGTGAACGGCGTGGAGAGTGCGCCGGCCGTTGCGAAGACGAACGTTGTGGGGTCGGGAAGCACAAACCGTAGCATCATTACGTTGCCTGCTGACGCCGCAACGTATAACATCTACGGTCGTACGGGTGGCTCGGAGCTGCTGATCGCGACGGGTCAGGCCACAACGTACAGCGAGACAGGCTCCATCACGCCTTCGGGTGCCCTGCCTACGGCTGATGGTCGCATTGGCGTGATCGCGCCTGAGGGTGGTTTGCCGGCTGCTGCAGCTACTGGAGTCACGAAGGCTACGGGCATGAAGCAGACCGCGAAGTACTTCAAGAGGACGTGAAACATGGCAGCCAACAAGCCCAGCGACGACTTAACGACCTCCAAAGTCGCTAAGAAGGCGCCTGCCAAGAAGGCACGACGGGTGTTTCGGTACAACGACCCGGACGTGAGCCTGGCTGAGATGACGCCAAGGCAGCGGGCTGCCAGGAAGGCGACAGGTCGGCGTGCCAAGAAGACCATCGCACCGGCACAACCTACAGCACGGGCACGACGTGAGGCTACAATGCGTACAGCGCAAAAGGCTGGTCGGGGCTACTAGGTCGAAGGTGGTGTACAATGGCTTGGCTGCGTAAGGTAAACCGTCACGTGCAGGTGTTTATCAACCCTTCTGGGGCGATTGTACGAGTCAAGCCTGGTACCATTACAGCTTTGGGCGCTGGTGAGCTTGTGACTGTACGGTATGGTCACAGCGGAGCAACGCTTGCAAACGTGCCAAGGCGTACAGATCCTGATGCACAGACCTACCCGTGCTACATTCCACTGTAGCAGCTTGACAACATACGTGTAATATGTCATCATTTAATATAAGGAGGGTGTTGTGCACAAGCTTTGGCGGCGCGTACTCGTGGTACTAGCTGCATCGTTGACCGTTGTAGCCCTTGCAGGCACGCCGGCACATGCGAACTGGGAGTGCAACTACGGCTACGTCTGCGTCTACGAGTTCCAGTTCGGTGGGGGCGCTAGCTACTTCTGGGGGCCAAACAGTCCTTCGTCGGGATGTGTGAACCTCGGCGGGTTCTGGAATGACCAGGTCGACAGCATTCGCAACCGCCGCAGCGACGGCAAGCAGATCACGTTCTACCGCGACGCTGGCTGCAATCCCTTCGTGGTATCACAGCTCACGTTCGTTCCGGCTAACGGGGCCAATGTGACCTTGATCCCACCGAAGACCAACTACTACTCGTCCTACCTGGTTGGGTGAGTGATCGTGGAATCTGATAAGTCGTTGCGGATGATATGGCGGATCTTGGCACTCCTAGTTTCGACTGTGATGCTTGTTGCACTTGCAGCGACGCCGGCACAAGCTTCGTGGAGTGACTGTGTCGTCCCGCGAGCTTGTATGTGGATCGACACCAACGCAGGTGGTTCCATGTACTACTGGGGGACGGATATCCCTCTGAATACCTGCGTCTACATCGGGCCACCTTTCCATGACGCCGTGACATCAATCAAGAACAACTACAACGGCGGATCTCCACGAAAGATCACGGTCTACAAGGATATCAACTGTAGCGGTGCGTACGTCGCGTATAGTGCCTTCCAGCACTACTTTGGTCCCGGGCAGTCAAAGGACCTCGCTGGTACTTTGGCCAACGATACGGCTTCAAGCTTCTACGTGTTCGCGGCGTAACGCTGGCAGGGAGGGTACAATGCTCGATAAGTATGCAAAGGCGATCATTGGCGCTATCGTCTCGGCCTTGATGGCTATGCAGACGGGTCTACTTGATGGGGAGATGCTCCCAGTCGAGTGGATTGGTGTCGCGATCGCTTTCTTCGTGTCGCTCGGTGCGATTTGGGGCATCGGCGAGCACAATGACAAGATCGAGGCCAAGAAGGTTGAAGCGGCCAAGGCACTTGCCGCCGTTGCTCTTCCGCCGACAATCATCACGGACAAGGTTGTGTCACTCGAGACCGCTAGGACTGAGGGTAGCCTTACGCCTCTTGGCGGCGGTAGTGATGCGTCGCTTCATATCGTTCGTGGAGGGGACCCGGTAGAGTAATGTCGCTTACGAGGCAGAACTACTTCAACCTGGTTGGGTATGTACCACATCCCAAGCAGCAGCTGTTTCATGCCTCGCCAGCACGTTTCCGGGTTCCGGTATGTGGACGTCGATTCGGTAAGTCGCATATGGCTGGAAGGGATCTTGGTGCAGACCTCTTCCAGCCTAAGCGGCGCTTCTGGATTGTTGGTCCTACGTATGACCTGGCGGAAAAAGAGTTTCGGGTTGTATGGGATGACCTTATCATCGGTCAGAAGCTTGGCCTAGACAAGAGGGTCAAGAAGGCATACTCCAAGCGTAGCGGGGAGATGTGGATTGAGTTCCCTTGGCAGACTCGTGTCGAGTGCCGTAGTGCTGACCACCCGGAGAATTTGGTTGGTGAAAAGCTTCACGGCGCTATCATGTCGGAGGCTGCAAAGCACCGAAAGGACACCTGGGAGCGCTTCATTCGTCCTGCACTTGCAGACGCACGCGGTTGGGCGACGTTTCCTACAACACCTGAAGGTTTCAATTGGCTGTACAACCTCTGGCAGTTCGGACGTAGTACCGACACCACCTTTAAGGATTACGAATCCTGGCAATTCCCATCTTGGGACAATCCGTATGTCTACCCACTAGGCAAGGACGACCCCGAGATTGCGTTGATCAAGGCGACGGTACTCCCCGCGTTCTTTGACCAAGAGATCGCGGCCATGTTCAACGCCTTCGTCGGAAAGATCTACGAGGAGTTCCAAGAGACAGTTCACGTCAAGGAGCATAGGTACAACCCGTTTTGGCCTAACTACATCACGTTCGACTGGGGATTCACAAACCCACTTGCTGCAGTCGAGTTCCAGGTTGATCCGGCTACTGACCGTGTTTACGTTTGGCGCGAACATTACAAAGCCGGCCTTATGCTTGATGATCACATTCGCTTGATTAAGGCTCGAGAGCAGCCACCCGGATACAAGTTGTCGCTTGGTTTTGGTGATGCCGCCTCGCCTGAGAGCGTAATGAAGGTCAGTACACAGCTTGTACCATGTCTTGCGAATCCCCGTTCCAAGAGCGGCACCGTAAAGGTGTCGGAAGACTACATGGGCAAGCATACAATTGAGTCCGGATGGCGGGAAGGAGTAGAGCTTGTCAAGTCCTTCCTACAACTCCGCCAAGTTGGCGTTGCGGATGATTACGGAACACCTCTCGAGGAGCCGTGGCTTACTGTTGACCCATCCTGCGTCAACACTATCCGGGAGTTCAACAACTACCGAGCGCCTGATAATGGTCGAGCCGATCGAAATATTCGAGAAGCCGCTCGACCATATGACGACCACGCTCTCGACGCTATCAGGTACGGTCTGATGCACATCTTCAAGCTTGGTGCCACGCACACTCTTTCCGAGGTCTACGACATCGAGTTCATTCGTAAGTTGAACGACATGGCGTTGCTCGAGGCAGGTGCAGGCGGGTACTTCAACTCCGACAACACAAGGTTCTAACACCACGACACTTCACGGATCTTGCGGTTTAGGTTTAGGCATTATATAACGAACCATCGGATCGTTGGAGGTTCAAGGGTCGCTATGGCTACGATCAAGCGTGACATAGTTGTCCAGCAGGGTGCCAACTTCGAGCTGAACATTGCCGCCAAGAACTCTGACGGTACAGCCAAGGACCTCACAGGTTACACAGGTAAGATGCAAATAAGACCTTCTGTCGAGTCCGTAACTGTCTTGATGGAAGCTTCGACAGCTAACGGCCGCATCACTATAGATGGTCCCAATGGTACTGTAGCCATCCTAGTACCTGCAGATGTCACCGATCCTATGACGTGGTCGAGTGGTGTTTACGACCTTGAAGTTACTAACGGTGCGACGAACGTCATAAGGCTTATGGAGGGTAACGCTTCACTAAGTAAAGGAGTGACCAGATGAGACAAGGACCGGCTGAGGTTCAGACTTCGGGCGATAAGTCGCGTATGAAGGACTACGCGATAATCGAACTGTTCGACGCGGCAGGCAGGCCTACGTTCTACCAGTGCGTCAAGAACCTGATCACAACCATTGGCGACGAGTACTACGCCAAGCGCAGTGCTGCAGGTGTTTCGCCTGCAGCGCCGAGCGACGTGACCAAGGTCGATGGCATGAAGCTTGGTACCGGCGCTACAGCTGCTGCCAAGTCAGGTGCTGGAGCTGCACTAGTCACGTACAAGTCGAACTCGAACAACCCGTTCGATGCAACCTTCCCAGACTTCATCGACCTGTCCGGCGATACTGGTTGGCAAATTCGATACCGTACCACGTGGGCTGCAGGAGATGTCACCGACTCAGCACTCACGGAAGCAGTCATCACGAAGGACTCCACCTCGGATGCAACGTCGTCGGCAGCCAACACGATCGCACGTGTCGTGTTCTCGGCAATCAACAAGACGGCGTCCGACACCTTGGTGATTACATGGCTTCATACCTTCAACGCATCGTAAGGAGGGAACATGCCTAAGGGTTTTGGATCAGTTCTAGCTGGTGCGAGGATTGACGGTACGAGCCGTTCGTCGTTCACGACAGCCATCACGATCCTGCCTGAGCAAGCGCGCTATGCAATGGGTCCCTCCGAGTGGTATGAGGGCCGGCAGCTGTTCGTTAGGGCTTCAGGTCGCATCTCCAACGTCGTGACAGCGCAACCGACATTCACGTTCGAGTTTCGCCTTGGACCGACGAGCAACATCGCAGTGTGGTCGTCAGGTGCAATCCTCACGTCCACGACTGCACATACGACGGTGCCGTGGTATATGGAGTTGCACATGACCTGCAGATCAACAGGTGCCTCCACAGCTGCGACGCTCTTCGGACAAGGTTGGATAGCTTCACGTGCCTTCCTCGACGCAGGGGCAACAGCCGACATTACTACACTCGGGCACCCGTCCCTGCTCGTACCAGAAACCACACCAGCTGTTGGTACGGGCTTCGACTCGACCGTGAATAACGTTGCCGACTTGTTCTGTGCCTGCTCGGCATCCAACGCAGGCAACCTGATCCAGCTTCACCAGTACTCACTCGAGGACTTGGGCGTCTAGCAGGGAGGACTTATGCCCTCCTATGTCCGTCGGCCGGGCCCGCAACAGTTGTGGCCAGGAAATGCCCGTAACATTCCTGGTGGATACGATCCAGTTACATATACTGTCGATCAAGACGACCCAATTGGTTTAACCGACAGTATAGCAATACAGATCGAGTTGGTATTCACCGACAATGTCGGCATTACTGATTCGGCTCTCGTAGAGCTTATCAAGGCTATTAACCAGTCAGACAACGTAGGCATAACTGATACAATCGAGAAGACGCAAAGCAACGTTTATACAGAGCAAACCAACCTAACCGATTCAAGTACAATCGCATCGACGTTTGATCGAACCTTCACAGATCAGGTTGGACTTACCGACAGCAGCCTGCAAGAACTAGTCAAACTTGTATCAGCGACAGACCAGACAAACCTAACCGACACGGCTTCAACACAGGTTACATTCGATAGAACCCAGACAGACGACACTGGCCTAACCGATACCTCGACAAGAGCTACTACGTTCGATAGGACCTTTACAGACGGCATTGGACTTACAGATTTATCGACGCAACAGCTCATCAAGCTTGTAGCGCCTGAAGATGACGTAGGCATTACTGATGCAGTAACGTTCCAGTACTTGAACGTAGTTACAGAACAGACGAACCTAGTCGACGCAGCAACGATAGCATCTACATTCGATAGAACCTTTACAGACCAAGTTGGACTCAGCGGAGCAACATCGGCACAATCCGGCGTAGCACTCACACCGACAGACTTCGTAGGTCTTTCAGATGCGGTCCTTATTGAGGTTGCATATGCAAAGGCCATAACGGACACAGTTGGACTATCCGACACAAGCATCGTCGAAGGCGTCGAGCCTCCGCCTCTCATCATCGACGTAACGTGGTATGACAGGCCTGAAACTGTTGACTACCAACCGGAAGCGCCAATGCAACATTCGCCTGGAGCAGTTATCCAGCATACGTCCGGAGTCGAAACGATCCGGTATACAGCAGGAACCGATACAATTATCTGGGTAGATCCAGATAGTTAATGCGACACATGTAGTGTCCCGCCCTGTGGGAGGTGCAAGAGACATGACCGTGGTTGACGTGGGCAGCGAAGAATTGTCTGAGTGGCGTTCTATGACGCTACAAGAGCTGGTGGATAACTACCAGATCGAAGACATTCACGTCGGCTCAGTAGCTTTGGGCACTCAGTCATACCTCGTTGTGTCTGAGCGTCCCGTCAAGCTTGCTAGTCCTCCGAACATCTCGACGGAGTTGGGCCTTCGCGAGATTGGCTACGCATCGACTAGTCCATGGACTGGCTGGACGCGTGAGGAATCCAATCCTCAGTTGCGTGACAAGCAGGGTATTCGCAAGTGGTATGACATGAAGCGTAATGACGGATCCGTCCGCGGTTCGCTTTTGTACTTGAAGACGCCTGTACGTGCTGCGCATTGGTACCTCGAGCCAGGTGATGATTCGATCCTTGCCAAGAACATCGCAGACTTTGTGCAGGAGTGTCTCTTCGACGATCTCAACGTTGACTGGTCCCAGGTCTTGGACGACGTACTACTACAGTTCGAGTACGGTTACATGGTACTCGAAAAGGTGTACAAGTTCCGACCTGATGGGAAGGTTGGACTCCGAAAGCTTGCTCCACGGCACCCTCTCGACATCGCAGAGTGGGTCTGGGACGATCGTGGGGGCCCGTCAGGTATCCGTATGGAGCCGATGTCGCCTATACCCTTTAATAACATGACGCCTCCGCCTGAGATTGGTGAGGAGGCTATGGGTGCCTTCATTCCGGTTCGGAAGCTTGCGATCTTCTCACTCGAACCTGAAGCTGGTGACCTTCGCGGTACTTCAGTGCTTCGCTCAGCGTACAAGCATTGGTACTACAAGGACTCGTTGTACAAGATCGATGCCATCCAGAAAGAACGTCACGGCATCGGTGTTCCCGTGATTAAGCTTCCGCCAGGCTTTAGCGATACCGATAAGGCACTAGCCGAAGAGATGGGTCGTAACCTTCGTACTAACGATCGAGCTCATATCGTACTTCCTCCGAACTGGGAGCTCTTCTTCGCTAAGCTCGAGGGGCAGCCGGTAGACTGCATTAAGTCTATCGAGCACCACAATAGCATGATCAAGACTAACATCGTTGCGCCGTTTATGGATAGTGACAACCCTAGCGAGCAAGCGTTGGATATGTTCTTTAAGTCAACGCGTTACCTTGCCAACAGCATTGCTGCCATCTTCAACAAGCATATCATCCGGCAGCTTGTGGACTTGAACTTCAAGCGCGGTCCTTACCCGAAGCTTCGGGCGCGTCGTATTGGTGAGTGGAACGACCTTCGTACCTTCAGCTTTGCGTTGCGCAACTTTGTTGGTGCTGGCATGATTACACCTGACGATGTTCTCGAGGCTCAGCTTCGCGAAGAGGCTGACTTGCCTCCTCAGGACTTTGCGACCGCGCGTGTTATTGCTGCGCCTCAAGTTCCGGGTGAAGAAGATCCTAATGGGCCTCCGGCAGCACATGATCCAAACAAGCCTGAGCCTGCAAAGCCTCCACGAGTAGGACCGCCACGGCAGTCACTGCCAGGTCCTAAGGTTCAGAAGGTCAATGCTGGTCGAGACAATTCAGGAGGTTCTTAGTGGACGGATAGTGCGAGTGTAACCAATATATAGTAGTTCGTTGAAGTCCCCTTGAATTCCAGGTGATAATAAGTGTAGCCTGGCAGGACCTTTGAG